CATGTATTCCGTGCGTGAACTTTATGAGATGCTTTATCAAGAAATTGCAATTCCCGTTACATTTGACTATTGGCATCATACTTTCAATACTGGTGACTTATCCGAACGTGAAGCCTTCTTTTTAGCACGAGAGACTTGGGATCGGCATCATGTAACCCAATGTACCCATTATTCAGAATCACGCCGTAGAGAGTCCCAAACCCTTATAGAACGCATGTTTACACATCATGGCATTTCATTGGAAGATTTGCCAAAGTGGCCAACCTTTCAAAAACAATACAAAGAATTTACAAAAATACGTGAGGCAGCACATGCAGATTATATTTTAACTACACCTAATACATATGGTGTTGATTCATTGGATATTATGGTTGAAGCCAAAGCAAAAGAGCAGGCACTATTAAATATCAATGTTGAGTGTTGCAAAAAATCACCAATAATTTTAATATAATATATTTATAATAAATAAAGAAAGGTTACATATGAAAAACAAAAACAAAATTACTGATGACATTGAAGATGCAAGAAACATCATTCAAATGGTAGGCAAAGCACTTAAAGAAGGCACAACTGACAAGAATTCTGCGCTAGACAATTTATCACGTGCAATGACAAAATTAGATTCAGCTCGTTATCATTTAGATAGAGAATAATTAAAAAACATTGTCATGACAAACTCCAAAAGTACTCCTCCACCAAAAGGATATAAAAAACTACAATGCAAATATTGCAACAATGTGTCAACCCGGGTTGATGCAAAGGCTACAGCAATTACATGTTGGGAATGCACATCTAAACTAGTTAATGGCCAAGTATTGGAAATTAGAAAATAATTCATTATATTATTAGTAAAACTAATTTATGTTAACAGCAGAAAAAATTAAATCTAATTGGGAAGATTATCGCAATAGTGTAAATACATTGTTTCCGTCTCGTAAAGATGCATTAAATAAAATGTATGATGAATTAGAAGATCGCATGGTATTTATGCCAGCTTCTTCCATGGAACATTTTCATAATGCATTTGCCGGAGGCTATGTTGACCATGTACTTCGAGTTATGGATTGCGTTGAAACTTTACATGAAGCTTGGGCTGGTATGGGTGCTAATATGTCTGGGTATACTAAAGAAGAAATGATGTTTGCAGCAATGCATCATGATTTAGGTAAGGCAGGATTTCCAGGTAACGGCAATGAAGTATATCAAACAGAAACTTCAGATTGGCATCGAAAGAACCAAGGAAAGCTTTACAAAACAAATGCAGCAATTCCATTTGCAATGGTACCAGACCTATCAGTTTGGTTGTTGCAGGAATATGATGTTAAACTGTCTTGGACAGAATATCAAGCAATCAAGATTCATGATGGAATGTATGATGAAGCAAATAAACCATATTTTGTTTCTAGATCACCTCAATCAAAACTAAAAACAAATTTACCAATCATATTGCATCATGCAGATCATATGGCATCTACAATTGAATATGAACGTTGGAAACAATTTAAAGATGGTACACCTACTCCAGTAATTGAAAAATCAAAAATTACAAAAAGTAATGGGTTGAAAAATTTAGCAGAATCAAACCCAAATGTAGGACAAACATTAACTGATATATCAAATATATTTAATTCATTTAACACCTCCGATTCATTATGATATTTTTATCAATTTTATCTGTATTATTATTTGCTGCAACCGTATATTGTGGTTATAGGGCTTATTATTTAGCTGGGATGTTAGCAGAAGCCCAAGAATATATTGAAGAATTAGAAATGACTAATGAATACATGTATAGCCGAATTTCACAATCATATGATGTAATGCAACAAATAGACCGGTTAGGTGCATTTGAAGCAGAAGATGAGGCAGGAACTACATTCCAAATGTTAAAAGAAACAATCACCGAACTAAAAGACGTATTTAATGACAAGACAGAAGAAAAAAAGTAATGTTTACTTTACCAAAATAACAGACCTTGCAATATCGGCTTATAATCGAAGTGATAGCAGTCAAATTTTACGAGAAAAAATTTATAGAAGATTTATATATCCTGCGTTCATGAAGATGGCAGAAAATCTTATTAATAAAGTTAAACCAACTTATATTGATTCAACGTTTGTAGATTTGCAAACAGATTTAGTTACCTATCTAACCGAGCGATTAAGCAAGTTTAATCCTAATTCAGGTAAAGCATATTCTTATTATACTAGAACATCATTTAATTATTTGATTGCTGAGAATCAAAAAGCTTATAGTAAATTGAAATCAAATGCATTAGAAATAAATGTAGATGATCAACGAAATATCATTACAGAAATGCATAATGATGATATGCGTGAAACATTGAAATATTTTATGGATGCATATATTGATTATTGCTATGAAAATTTAAATTATATTTTTAATAGCTCCGTAGATATTCATGTAGCTGACTCAGTTTTACATATTTTTGAAGAACGAGAAAATATTGAAGATTTCAATAAAAAAGCACTTTATATTTTTATTCGAGAACGTACGGGATTAGAAACAAATAATATCACTCGAGTAATTAAAACATTAAAACAAATATACACTGACAAGTTTCGCGAATATGAACAACAAAACTTCGTAAAATTGCCGTTTTGATATTTATATTAAAGGATTTTACGATATGGACAAGAATGATGAATTATTCAAAGGGACTACCTTTGCAGACTTGATGTCCGATGTCTATCACAATTCTAAAAAAAAAGATAGACAAATTAATCAATTGATAGCACAATTGCAACCGTTGATTCGCAATGCATCTGATGCTACTGTTATAGTACCGCTAATCAAAGAATATTTAGACGTTGCAGTTAAGAATGACGATCACCTTGTTAAATTAACTGCAATCGTTCAAAGATTTATATCAACCAAACAAACTATTGCTGGAGCTGATGGTCTTTTAAGTGATGAAGAAAAACAGCAACTAATGAAAATTGCTGAAAAAACTTTATCGGCTGAATTAGAAGACGAACTAGAATCTATAACCTCTGAAGATAATGCATTAAACGAACGTATTTCAATGGTTAAAAGCAAAATAGAAAAGGACATCGATGGATAATGTTCAATTTCATATTGCAGAAGTTATTGCTGATCCGCATTCAACTACATATGAATATGATTCCCGGGACAATTATGAAATTACTGTAAGCACATATACTGATTTTTATAATCGCCAGGAACTTCAAGTAATTCCATTTAATAATAACATCAAACAAATTCCACTAGTAGGCGAGCATGTATTAATTGTACAAGGTTTTTCTGCAGAAAATTCAACAGATACAATATATACGCAATGGTATTATTTGGCATCATTTTCTTTAAATTCAAATGTTAATGCTAATCTATTGCCAGGAATTTCACCATCAAATAGTCCATATGTACCTAAAACTAGTTTTGGAGAAAAAGAAACTTCGTTGCTTCAGGCATATGAAGGCGATACATTAATAGAAGGCCGTTTTGCAAATAGTATCAGACTTAGCAGCACAATCAAAGGAGGTGTGTATTCAACACAACCAAGTTGGCTCGGAACACAATCGGGTGATCCTATTATAATATTGTCTAATGGTAAATCATATAAAAAAGATTCATACGTAGTAGAAAGTATACGAGATGACAAATCGTCTATATATTTAACTAGCACACAAAAGATATCAATGTTGTTGGGCGATAAACGCAATAAGAATCCTTTATCAAAGTATCTACCAGTTGAATCACAATTTGATAAATCACAGTTTATTGGTACAGCTGATCGAGTTATTTTAAAAGCAAAAACAGATATTGCTATAATTGATTCGCCAAAAGCTATTGTATTAAATACTAGTGGAGAAATTAAATTAGGATCTGATACTGCGGATCGTCCCATGGTACATGGAGATGTATTATTAAACGTACTACAAAAAATATTAAATCAATTAAATATACCAATTCAATGTGGTACCATGTCAGGCACGTTCTTAGATCGATCTAATATAACAGCAGCACAACGAGAATTACAGAAATTATTAAGTAAAAAATATTACATAAAGAAAACATAAGGAAGTTATGAGTGCAATTGTTCCCCCGTTAGACATTATACCAAAGTTACCAGCAAAAGCAGTTACTCTAGTTATTAAACAAGTAGATATACAAACAGATAGATTGCTTGATAATGTAACAAAAACAGTTCAAGATACTATTAAATTGCCAACCAATATAAAATGTGATGATCCGCGGATCGCACAAATTAA